AAATCGGCAGCAGCCTGAGCACCCGCATTACGCGCCATTTGCAGTTCGGCAAACTGAGACTGGTTAACCTCGAGGTTTCCAGTGCGTTCGCCCAGGGAACGGGAAAATACAAACATTCAGGTGCTCTTTACTTGATCACAACGCGCAGCAGGTCACCTGCAGCAGCGGTATAGGCTTTGTCTTCTTCTACAAAGCAGCGAATGGACTCGTCAGCGGCTTGTGCTTTAACCTGCCCATTAGCGATTGAAAGCGGCTGACCTTTTTTGTAGGTGCCGGCCGCCGCGCGTACGTTTAGGAACATGCCCTGCATTGGCTGGATACCCACGACCAGCTCGCCAGCCGGAATGCTGTCATCAACAGTCAGGCAGCGAAGATAGTCGTAGTTAGCGACATACAGAATGGCCTGCTCATTACCATCTACAGAGGCAGTAAACTTGCCCGCATCAAAGAAGCCGATAGTACCAGGCTTGGTGGCTGCTGCCGCGACACCTTCACGGTTCAGGAGAGGGTTAGGGAACACACCGCCCGCGTGAATTACATGCTTTCCATCTTTAGCCATTATTTACTCCGGCATTTCGCTGACTGAATGATTGGTAGCGGCCTGACGGAAAGAACCGTTCAGTCCGGTAGTGGTCTGGCACTGTGCATACAGGCCATCCAGCGCTGCACCATCGAGAGCATTGACGGCCACATCGTCCAAGCCAAACTTAGCTTTCACGGCATTGCGCTTTTCGCCCTTTTCTTTGTCGGCGTTAACCGCCAGGCCGCTTTCAATGGTGGTAAGTTTGTCGGCAAACGGCTTAAACCATGCCGGGGCCTGCTCGCTGTTCGTTGCCGTCTCTTTGGCTTTCTTCTCAGCCTCTTCTTTCTCTTTCTTGGCCTTTTCATCGGCTTCAGCTTTCGCTTTAGCGTCATCAGCTGCCATCTGGTTGTAAGCGTCCATCAGCTCAGCATCGGACTTACCTTCAACGTCGATGCCTTTCGCTTTCAGCGCATTGGTGATGAGTTCTTTCATCGGGTTTGCTTCCTCTTTGACGGAATTGCTGTTGGCGCTGAAAAACGCCTTTAGCTGGTTGAGAAGTGTTTTAAGTGCGGGGTCTTGCGGTAAATCAGGATCGGGCATCTCGGCTTCAGCCAGGTTCACCACTTCCAGCTCCTGCTCGGAGCCATCGGAGTTGACGAAGATGCCCACGCCTTCCTCTGGTGTGCCAGCTCCCGGCTCGTCAAGCAGGTTGGCTACGTGGTCAAACATCATGTTGGTGACGATTTCGCGGTACTTCTTGCCCTTCGACTCGCCATTAGCGGCGATTCCGGAGTAAAGAAGCCCTGTGGAGATGTGAATTGGCTCTACATTTTTACGAGCGGCCATTTCATCAAGACGATTGACCAGTCGCTGGCCTTTCTCGGTTGATTCGGCATAGCGGCGGTCAACATACATGTCGCCAGAGACTTTGCCGTCCTTATGCTCAACATCCTGCAGCCATGCACCTACGTGATATTCATTTACCGCCTGAACGTCGCGGGCTGATACGTGCTTACCATCAACTTTTGGATGCCCTAACGGCATTGGTGTGCGCTCAAGGGTTTTATAGCCCTTTGCGATTTCTGCTGCCGTATACAACTTGCCGTTCATCACGATGTCGTCAACGATAGGCGTGACGCCACGGACCACAATGTGTGGCCTGCCGTTGATGATTTCTGTTGTGATGTTGGATGCAGAGTTGACTACGGACAGCACGTTAACGCGATTGCGTTTCATGCTGTGTCCTCAGTGGTGGATTACAGGCAATAAAAAAGGCCGCCTCAGCGACCTCTTTTTCGATTTACTATCTGTAAAGCTTCCGATATGGATATTTGTTTCAACTCATCACTAGGGAAAATAATTCTACCGCAAGAATTACAACGATAAGATTCATCATCATCATGCACTGAGGCAGGCTCTTTACACTTTGGGCAAAAAGGCTGGTTGTCTTTGTTCCAGTACAATCCGCACATAGCGAAAAGCTTGTTTCCTATAGTTAGGTCAATCACTTTACTGCTTAGCATCCATACTACAACTAAAAGAAACAAACATACGACAGTAACAAGACTTCCATATGGGTTTGCCTTTATAAATTCTATAAACTTACCGACGGCTATTCTGGTTTGCGCTGGTACATACTGCGGAAAGAAGAAAGCAATAAGAGTAACGATTCCTGACGCTAGCGCTATGATTGCTCCGATCCAAGATATTATCTTTCTCATCATTTCCCATCCATATGAATTTTGATGATGTTTTATATATATTTAATCCAGAAATGTCTACTGAGCGGACCACTCCTTGCGCTCTTTGGTCAGCCTTTCAACGAGGCCGGCGTTAACGATCTTGTCTCCTTCGTCAAGGATGACCGGTATCTGGCTGCAGTAGCAGTGATAGCGGTTACCGTCACGGCTGTACCATTCGCGAACATCTTCTACCGTGCGCGTTTTTCCATGCCAGAAGGCATGACTGGTACGCGTTCTAGGCTTGAGCGCCGATAGCCAGAGCACTGCAGTATTCAGACCTAACCGTTCGCGCGCCCAGTCCGCTTCCTGCCATTGAGCCTTACGCAGAGCGCCAACCTGCTCGGTCTGAGCCATGTTCTTGGCTCGGGCCATTGAGACGTCGAGCCGCTTACTGATGATGCGAGCAGTTTCTTTTGGGTTGATGCCACGACCTATCGAATCGGCTATCACATTAGCCAGGTCACCACGGGCCCGGTCAGACTCAAGCAGCCAGTCGCTATATGTGGATACGTACGCTGCTGCCACCTGATTCTGGTATGCAGCCGAACTGAGCAACTGCTGAAGCGTCGTCTGCTGCTCGTAGATGGGCGACTGCAGCGACAGATTGGTGAAGGCTTGATGAGTACCGCGCTCATATTCTGCCGCAACGTACTGAAGCGCCCATAAGCTGTTACTGCCACCTTCAAGCAGATAGTCATCAAGGATTAGCTGGACACGCTGCAGCAGGTCAGCCAGTTGAGGTGCCGACATGTCGTAGATGTACGTGCCAGCATTCACCTGATAAATCACATTGCTATGCACTGCATAGCTCTGCGTGTTGTTCGCCCTCTCCTGTCCAGTCAGGTGCTCATCGAATAGCTTCTTCAGCGCCACCTTAATCTGGTAGTAGCGATTCTCGATGTCGCGGAACATCCCGTTAACGGGCCGGGCGGATTGCGTCGGGTCGGCTTTGTTGCGGGGTATTATCGGTGTCCCGATTCGGGTTTTCGCTGTCATCGTCATCTGTCAGCGGGTCCTTATCAGTTAATTTTTTGTTTGGGTCAGGCGTGGCTGGCGCTTTGCGTGGCTCAAGTTCGCCAACTGTCCGCACCTCATTTTCGTCAACAACTGGGGTGCCGAATGCCTGCTGAGTGTCTTTGGCTACTGCGGCCATTGCCTGCATATTGGCGATCTTCTCTTTCTCGCTTGGTGCGAGTAAGTCAGACCATGCCAGCGTGACTTCACCTGACGTCGGCGGCTCAATCACTCCAGTCTTCCAGCAGCGCTCAATAAATTTGGTTACTACAGCCGTTTGATGACCCCAGCGGCGACCATTGCAGCGTTTAGCCCAATCGGTCTTGTCTTCATCGGAGGCTAGCCGACCGGTTTGCTGACCAAACTGAATGGTGAAAGGGCATTGAATTGATGATGTGAACTCATTGGCTGTTACTGTCCAGCTTGGTGCGGGATCGGCAGCAGCAACTGACAGCACCGATGTGGTACCCGACTGAGTGACGAGCGCCGAATCAGTACCGCGATTCAGCTTCATCATCTTGTCATTCATTGCTTCGCCGAGGCTTTCGTAACCGGCTTCTTTCGCCATCTTGGCGATCGCCACCATGTCCGTCTGCGCATCGAAGCTGATACCCAACTGACGGCTGGCGTTCTTCAGGAAGCCTTCTGCGCTACCACCGGAAATCTTTTCGAGGTCCAGTAGCTTGTTATAGCCAGCACGCAGGAATGGCACGCCGGAAAGCATGTTTTCATCTTCAGAGCCTTCGCACAGGATGATGACGCGGTCAGGATGAACCGTAACGCTGCGCACTGGCCCGTAAGTACCATTATCGCCAACTGGCTGCTCGTTGAACTGGTAGTTAACTGGTTCGCAGTAGGTTTCCGACATGGTGTCTGTGTCGAAGTTGCCCGGCTTAATCTGTGATTCCCACGCAGGGATGAGTTTGACGATCGCCTTATCGCGCAACCGGGAAACAACGGCGGTGTCCACTGGCTCTTTCCATTCGTGCCCATCTTTAAACTGGATGAGCAGCGCTGAATATCTGCCAACCAGATTGCGGCGGTCAGCATCTTTGATTTTCGCCCAGTGCTTGCTCAGTAACTTGGTTGCTGTCCTCTCCCACGGAGTGGTTTCGGTTGATTCTTTGTTCTCGTCACCGTCGATAATCGTCGGCTTATCCGTCCAGCACGATTCCAGTAGTTTATGCACGGCGGCATATGCGACAGGGTTTCGCTCATAGGCGCGGTAATACTGTTCGAAGCCAAGTTCATCGGGATAACCGAATTCCTCGTACAGCTTTGTGCGCTTGGTGTTACCGGGCTTTCCGGCATACATCATGCGCTGGCGCCCTATCTCATGAGCGAGGGCGTTCACAAGGAATTGTTCCCCGTTGCTTAGTTCACTCACTGATGAGCTCCTTAGAAGAATATTGCGCCGGTCTGCTTGTGATTCGTTTTCGCCACAGCAAAGTAGCGGAACGCATCAGCGCCGTGCGATGTGAAATCGTGCAAAGGCTTGTCTTTCCAGCAGCCGCGTTTGTCGTCCCACTCCTTGCGGTACCCCTCAAGGTGAGATATGCCCTGTTCGCATTTAGAGGCGTCAAAGGCGCACTTAGGGAGGATTTCACGCACGGAGTCTATGCCGGTATCAACGCCAAGTTTTGGCGCGACCTTGAAGCGGATTGAATAAACCTGACCGCCGATTTCAAAGCCTTCTGCAGCTATCTGCTTGCGGCTCTTGCCATCCCCGGCAAACTCACGGTTATCGATATCGTGCGGTGCCCAGTGATCGCCATACTCATAGCCGCGGTCTTTCAGCACCTTCATGTAGTGCCGCAGGCCTTCACCACTGTTCTCGTAGTAGTCGATGACATGGAACTCATCACCAACCTCACGAATGAACCAGATGGCAGTGGAGTCACCTACGCCGATATCCCAGAAGGTGTGAACCAGCTTATGAGTGTTATCAGGCAACTCCCCTACGCGTTTATTCGTGTAGAGCCAGCGGAACTGCTTCGCGTAATAAGCACCCTCAACTGACTGCTCGAATGCTTCAGCCGGTATTGATGGGTACTCTCGCTTCATGTCATCGCCGAGCGTCTTCTCTTTGGCGTAATACCACGCTTTCTGGCGCTCGTTGAGAATGACGCCATGCTTCTGCTCGATATCGTCAAAGTAATCGCACAGGCGCTGCGGTAGAGGCTCTACGGGGTCAATTGCATAGAGTGGATTCTTCCACCAGGAGAAGAAGAAAAACTTCCAGTCAAGACTGGAAAGCGTCTTACCCTGCAACTGGGCTTTCTCAGCAGTCTGGCAGTAATCAAAGAAGTAACTGGCACGCCCCTCTGCTGTGCTCTCAATAGTGGTAAAGCAATCGCTGGATACCGCTTCAAACGCACCAGTGACAATCTCACGGGCTTTGTCGGGGAACTTGGCGCATATCTTCCCGAACTCGGAAACGTGCAGGAAACGCAGCGTACCGCCCCGGAATGATGTGCTGACGTAAAGTGACCCGCCCTTCCTGAATACCAACTCACCCGCCGAATCATTGCTCGCCGGGTTGGCAGCCCTGATTTGTGCCGGCAGACGGTCATAGGCGTACTTCACCTTTTCGCGGAAGAGCCGCTTAGCATCGTTCAGGGTGTGGGCGATCAGGGCACACTTTGCAGCCTCGAACAAAGCCGCATCCAACTGGATAATGCAGACTTCGGTCGTAAAGCCTAGCTGGCGAGCCTTAAGGATGATGTTGCGGGTATGCATGCCCTCAAAGTATTCAAGCTGCTCCGGTGTCATCTGGAAGCGTATCGGCTTACCTTCTTTATCGGTTATCCAGTAGAGGTGATTCAGGCGCCATAACTTATCTCGCAAGAGATTGAGATGTTCAGGCTTCATGCTCACCCCTTCGCGAGATCGTCCATCAGGTCAGAAAGTTTCTTCGATGATTCATCACCGGTCGGGCCGTCGATGTCATATGCCTGACGCTCAAGACCAATCAGAGTTTTCAGCGTGTCAGATAAATCTTTCATCGACTTCACCCGGCCAGGCATGCTGATAACCTTGTGATAGATTTCGTTGAGTTTGTCCTGCCCTTTGTCGTCAGGACTAAACATCAGATCGCCAAGCTGCTCCAGCGCGCCTACATCAGCGCACTGCGCTTCGAGTTCACCAAACAACGACCTGGCGATGTTACGAGCACGGCGAATGTCACCACGATGCTCCATACGGACATTGGCGATTACCTCAGCGTTGGCCTCGATCAGTATCCTATCGTTGGTAGCCGTTTCAGTGGATACCTGTCTGGATACCTCACGTTTGGATACCAGCGCATCAGCCTTGGCTTTGATCTTCGCCTTGAGGTCTCGCTCCCATCCATCACGTTTTGCACGCTTGTTTATCGCGCCGTGAGTGATGCCATGTTGTGAGGCTATTTCGCGGATAGACATCAAGCCAGCCCGGTATGCCGATTCGATGGCCTCCCAATCTGGTGATGCCATTTTCAATATTCCCAATCAAGTTTATAAAGATACTGCCGATGTATTCATGGAACTCTTTTCGCTCATGGTGACTATGAACAGACGAACTACCGCCAATGCATTTGCGCTTATCCTCTTAGGTTTCTCTTATTCCGCTCTGGCTAATAGCGATTTATGCTCAACAGTTACGTTTGAAGCCTTTGGGGAACCTAAACAGACTGTCAGAGATTGTGCTGACCCCAATGAATCCTTTTGGGTAGCGGTAACGATTGATGGTGCGCGTTTTATGACCCAGGGATTAGGCTTGGTCGTACCGCAGACGTCATCTCATCAGCAGGGTGATGAGGTGCAATTCTTAACAATTCAGGTCATTAAGAAAAATAATGAATATACTGTTCGCTTCCTACGGGCGATCAACGGTCAATCAATTTACTGGTCTGGTATCATGTTGCCAGGTCATCAACAAGGCGCAACCATCAAAGGGCATAAAGTTAATATCCGCTTTGAGCGTCAAGAAAACTGATATTCATCATTGGTACTCGCGACAGAACATTTCATGTTTGTCAGTGGGTGCCATAAAGGAGTCCAAAGTTGAAATTTAAAGTCCTTGTGAGATTTTGCGCCGATACCAGAGCGGCGTTTGACCGCGCTAACTTAGCTTCACCTCATGACGAAGACTCAAGCCTTAGTCAGAATAAATTTCCAATGGGATGCTGTGGTGACACATCTAAAATCCTTACCCACTTAATTTTTTTGCAATTTGGCGTCATACCCATTTATCGAAGTGGTACTTATAAAAGCCATTTAATTTATGATTCCAGGCTGAGAACGAACAACAATCATGCATGGCTTGAAGTAAAAGAACTAAAGATTGACATCACAGCAGACCAATTTAATGACCGTGGGTTTAGAAACCCAAAGGTAATGCTTACTAAAAGCAACAAGTTTCATCGGCTGTTTGCAGATAGGCAAAACTTTATGGACAACCTTCCTCAAAAGCATCTAAAAGTAGACTCTGAATTGATCTCATCGTCTGCTTACATTTTTAAGTGCCTTAAAGAGAATGGGTGGGATTTGCCTTTTCTCGCTATTCCGGCACCTACTCCATCTTGAGCGCGTCATAAGGTGCGAGGCATACCCATGCGCCGTTTTCACGAGCAACGCCAATGAAGCCATTAACCATCTAAGGCTGCGATCGGTTCATCAGGCCTTCATGTGTTTTGCCTGATTTCGTTGTGACGGTAACACAATAGAAGTCTGCCATATCTTCTCCAATAAAAAACCGCCCGTAGGCGGCTAATTAATTTAAATGTGATTTTACTTTTCTAATGCAGCCTGGATAGCATCAGCCAAATTTGAAACTTCTTTGGCAACGTTGGCAATATCATCATCAACGCGTGATGCTGTCGAAGATGTACCACTACCAACTGCGGCCTTTGCAACCTCTAATGCAGCTTGCACCGCAAGAAGTCGCTGTTTCTTGTCAAAACCACTACCTGCCGGAAAGTAACCATCTAACATTACAACCTCCTTTTCATAAGTGGAGGTCATACATTATCGTTAAGAACATTCTTAGTGAAGAAAATTTTATAAGACCGTGTCGCAACGCTTCACAGCGTGACTAACCGTTATCCCTTGTCGGAGAGATTCATCATCAGGCGCACTCGCAAATGCGCCTTGTGATGGTCACAAAAAAGCCCCCGTAAGGAGGCTTTATAATTTATGACTTGAAGCCACGCTTACCGTGGGCTTTGCGCCATGCTTTAACAGCGGCGACAATCTTGACAGGTGTTGCGTCCTTATCTTCACTGTAAAAGATCAGGTCAGAACCTTCAGGGTGCTCACTAACCGAAATGAAGTTTTCCAGCAACTTATCCTGATGAGCTTCGCCGCCTTTAGCGCTGCAGATTTCACTCACAAGTTGGGTGAATTCTGCTTCCGTGTAGTCTTCAAATTTATGCTTCAGTTCCATATTTTCACCTTATTTCTTTGAATGAATTTCGATATGACGCTTTGGTGTCAGAACGCGAAGGTTATCGATATCATACACTTCGCCGCCTTGTGAGATAAGTTCGACATGATGAAGCTCATAAGAGCGCCGGCCGCCAACACTTTCTTTCGCCTGTACGCGAGGTGCTAATCCTTCTTTCATTCGCTGACGGTTGTTAGTGTTAAACTGTCCTGCCAGTTCGGAATCGGCCACAACCTCCTTCCAGAAAGCGTCGCGAAACGCATCAAAGCTTCGGAACTCTTTACCAGCCAATTTTTTAGCAATACGTGTTGGCACTGGTACACCTAATTCTTTACCAGAAGCCATTAGCCACTTGCCCACAACATCTGCACCGACGCCTTCCACTTTGCCAGGCAGGTCACGTCCACTTTGCAACATGACATAGATTGGTTTCAACCCAGAATCTGCAGGGAAAATCAGGATTGCATCCCTAAAGTCCATATCATCTGCCATTGGGAAGCTTTCAATCACAGGCGATGTATTTACAGGATTTTGATTGCCTGTATTACCCGGTACCGCATCGCTATGAGCTGGCGTTACAAGAGGCGGCAAACCTTTATAGCCAGGAG